GTCAGGGACAATTCCTTCCCGAGGGGCCGGGAGGGGGTAAGGGGGAACCGGGGGTTCCCCCTATTTAATCTACAGGCAAATTATCCACTATGCCTTCCTCCCGCGCCTTTGCTATAAGAGCCTCATTATACAAACGCGTCGACTCCGCATCAGCCACCTCGCGTTCCTCAAAATTCACATTCTGAGTCACGCCCACCAAATTGCCCTCTTCATCCATAGTCTGAGTAAGTACATTCCCCGATTTGGTAGCCAACTTAATATTCTCCTCAATCGCCTTCTTCTTCGTCTCCTTGACGCGGCGGTCGAACTCCTGCTTCGCCTTCTCCTCATTCTCCAACTTAGCCTTATGTAGCTCATTGAGCTGTTCCTCCATATACTCCATACGCCCGGTCTTATACGCATCGGGGTCCCAAGGAATCCACATACCCACTGGACCCACATAAATATCGTGATGGGGGTCCATCTCACGCAACTTCTTACACTTCATTTCCGCTTCCTCTTGCGTAGGAAACACACCGCGTAACTTAAGCCCACGCACTGAGGTCTGAAACGCATGCTCACGATTGAACTGCTCATTCAACTTATCCTCACACTTATCCAAAAAGTTCTTATAATCATCAACAACCGATGATTCGCGCAACTTCGTCTGCTCTTCCGTTTTAAATTCATCGAAATTCTTCATCACGTCATCAGGCTGGAGACTGTATTTGTAGCTCATGAACTGTAAAAACTCACCGAATTTTTCCATAGATTTAGCGAATTCCCATTGCTTGACGAACTCGTCAAACAAGTACGTCTCGCGTTTCTTCAAGATTTTCTCGGGGGAAACGAACGACATACAAGCGAATTTTTGGCCAGCAATCGGCTGGTCTTCATCACATAAGTCAACGTATTTAGGATTAGGACTCCCGTTATCTAGCGTCTTTTTCTCGAATGCCGACATTTATTATTTATCGGCGATAACGTTTAAGTGATTTAGGGATTATTTAATTTATCGAATCATTCTAGTTTTTTTGTTTCTATAATATATATCTGCGAATATGAGCGGTATGGTGAATTTCTCCGAACTCGTCAAACGTATCATCAAGTACTTAGTGCTTGGTATCGTCATTTCTCTTGTCGCCGTCGTTATCCCTAAGAAGTCTCTCAATTTGGAGGAGGTCATCATTTTAGCCCTTTCTGCCGCCGCTACCTTTAGCATTCTCGATGTGTTTGTTCCCTCCATCGGTGAGTCTGCCCGCGCGGGTGCCGGTTTCGGTTTAGGCGCTAATTTGATTGGCGGTCTTCGCATGGTCGGTTAATATTGATTTCTAATAAAATAATAAAATATCGTATTATTTTATAAAATGACGAAACGCGTTGTTTGCCGCGGAAAATCCATCAAAACTTGTAAGCGTCACTACAAAAAGTGCAAGGTTGCGTCTGGTACAAAGCGTACATTTTGCCGTAAAAGACGTAATACTACGGCCAAGAAAGGTAAATAGATTAGGCCCTGCTAGACAGCACGTTCCACCGAGAACCCAGGATTTTTCTATCAAAAAATCCTATAAATTTTCGTTACTGCAAAAGCTAAGGAAATTATACGGGCCGGGAGGGTATGCGAAGCAAGCCCGGGGTTCCCCTACTGCTAGAACTTGTAAAAAAAAATATGCTATTTATATATATGGAGTCCATTTGCTTTCCTGCGAAATTATATTTTGGTATAACTATAATATTTTGTGCGTGGCAATATAATTATTACAAAAAAGATTATAAAAATAATAAACAGGCACTTTTAGTCGATTTGTTAATAGATACAGTATTATTAATTTTTTTTACGTGGTTTTTAAATTATTTATGCATTGTTAATTACCAAAATACATCTTGGTTTCTGTTTTTAATTTATTTAATAATAAGTTTATTCGGAATTCATCAAATCAAGAGATATAAGCTATCCTATGCCGAAGTATCAGGGGTTGTCCCAGCCAGTCGCTTCGTCACACCTGCGGGACGTTTTTAACAGCACGTTCCACCGGGAACCCAGGATTTTTCCATGATTTTTTTCATAGAAAAATTTATTACTGTAAATGATCAGGGCAATTTATCCGAAGGGCCGGGAGGGGGTAAGGGGTATAGAGGCCACACAGCACTTCGTGCTGTTAAGGCCTCAACCTTACGGCGCTTCGTGCCATTGAGGGAACCGGGGGGTTCCCCCTAATTATGTAAAATATTTAACACTGCCTCTGTATCGTTATAATCCGAAATTTGATTGTGTTTCACATTATATCCTTTGAATAGCCAGTCCCCGATATTATCTAAATAAACATTTTTTTCGTCGTTCTCGGAAAATTCATGACCCGCTGATATAAATAGACCTTTTCCAAAAAAACCACTCATAAACGAAAACGACCCCCCTGTAGATATAACAGCGGGAGCATAAAAAATAGTAGAAAAATCATCAAGTATATCACTACACTGTATTTTAACATCATAACCCATTGCTGTGATATGTTCAAATAAATTACTTACATATATTTCGCAACTTTTTTTATCTTCGTCGCTTTTTGATGCATGTGAATTACAATATAAAATTATAATACTATCATATTTTTGTTTATTATTAGTTATTTTCTCTAATGCTTTTTCAAAAAAAGAATATTTTTGAAAATTATATCCATTTTGTCTAATAAAAGGCGCATCTGAACATCTAAAATGGATAACAGGACAATGAACAGTTTTTACTAAATGTGATTTTATAAATGCATTTTCTAATAAATCTATTACTAACGGCCGCATTATCATCCAAAATTTTTCGGTCTTATCATGTCTCATTTCAAACGCTGCACACCCATTATTACACCAAGCTTTAGTAAAATTTATCCATTCTTGGTCTATCCCTGCATTAATCATTTCTTCATGAATTTTATCATAATTATATTTTAAAAAGGGGGGGAGGTTCTCCATGAAATCGTAATTTAACAAACCGTCGTATTTAAAGTCGGTTTTATTAAAAATTGCATGACCTAATTGAAAAAAATATGAGGATAATATATTACCAAATCCAGATGGGGGAGAATTATTCAAATATTCAGAATAAGATATATTTGCTAAAATGAGTACTCCTATAAATAACAATATTATCAAAATATATATTATTTTATGTTTCATAATATTTAATCTATAATATAACTGTATAAAATTTGGTTTCATTTATTATTAAAGAATAAATGAATTTAGTGGAGCGCGAAGACCTGAAACCTGGTCATGAATATTATATCGAATGTTTGACCGAATACGATGACCGAACCATCACGCGGAATATGCATATCGAGAAACTACAAGTCGTGTTTTATAAATATGTCGATGGGTTCTCCTATTTCCATTTATTTCGAGGAATTCGAGAACCTGTTCATATGGGATATGATGTGAAATTGGGAACATTATGGAATTTTTATGAATGTAAAAAAGAGAGAATTCAACAGGCCATGGAAAGTCGGGCATTACACCAAATTTTGCGGCGTGAGATTGGCGACGAATATTTTACGACCGATTTTTAGCTACGATGGGATTGGGTATTGTGTCTATCGTCTCGTTTTTTATATTCGAATGTTTGTTCACAAAATAATACATGATGCTGATAAATACCATTATTGAGCCTAAGCTAACATATAATGCAACCAGATTTATCTCCAACGAGCCAGGCTGGACTGCTTTCGTCTCGACGATTATATATGGTGATATCTCAATACTAGTTATATTAACGGGTAGGCCCGATTCATGTAAATACATAGAAAATTGATGTGTTTTTACAGAGGTTCGAAGACTTTGAGTCATCGTATCATAAGTTTGTAGTGGGGTTTCAGGCGAATACGCAGTAATGTTATAGGCAAACCAAAGTTCGGTAATTAGTCGCCTGGCTACAGCAGTATTCATTATCCGTAAATTATTTATTTGCGCATTAGAGTTGTCCGTCGCGCGTGAGACGGCGTTTTCGAAAGCCTCTGTTAGAGTTGGGTCGTCTGGAAATGTCGCCCAGCCCGATGCGCCATGTTTCACATGGAATGTGATCGGAATATTGGGCACGGCATGGTTTATTTTAATTTTTGGAATATTTATGCTTTTACTGGGCGTAAAAGTGGGTCGCGGCGCTTGAATAACTGGCGGAAGTGCCTCGGTAGGCATAATTGTTGGTGAAAACGCGCCATGATTCGGGGATGAATACGTCCCGCCCGAACCTTGTTTAGCCGCCGAACCATGAATTGTTCCTGAACCTCGAATAGCAATCGACCCATAATGTGTATTGGCTGAACCATAATGAATCGCCCCCGAACCCTGATAGGACGTTTTTGATTCAACGCCCGAGCCATACGACCTACGAACCATGGCGAATGACCCGTAATTTTTTTTGGCTGAACCCTGATAGGACGTTTTTGATTCAACGCCTGAGCCATGCGACCTACGAACCATAGCTACGTTTCCTAAACTTCGCAGACCCGACATTTGTGCGTATGTGAATGAACTCGACCCGCATAACAATAATATTATAAAAAAAATCATTCTTTATATAATATGCATAAAAATTTTATATTAGTTCAATAAGTAACATAAAACACACGTCCTTATACGGTAGGAAAAAACTCCCAGTCCAAATCATTGCATACCTTTTTCCATATCATATCCTGCTCTAACTGCTTTTCGCGGTCTTTCATCATAGGAATATAAGGCAGATATTGGACTTGGTCCAATAACACACAGAGCTGATATAGTGTATACGTATAATTGAAAAAGTTCGTTCGATTCGCCGGGCAATGCACTGCCCATGGTTTCTGAATCTCAATGAAAAGGACGCATAGCGTCTCATGTAACTCTTCATTCATAATGGGCGGCTTTATACCAAAGAGCGAATTAATATATTGGATATGCTCGAAATATTTGTTCAGCCCCAATTTACGTAAAATCTCGCGCATTTTATCGTAATTAATTAATTTCATATCCTTGATGCGCTCTTTCTTAATACGATTACGAATGGCTTCAATGACCTCTTCCGGTATTTGCGTGGTCTCTTTTGCCTGGAATTGCGACAGAATTTCTTTGAAATGGTTGAGACGGATATATGCAGTGTACGAGACCTCGTTCGGCGGCTCTTTATTCGTCGGTTTCGAACTATCGATGATATAAGTGATGAATTTGCCGCATTTTTGGCTATTACATATCAAAATGCCCTCTTCGTCTTGGGGAATCATTTCGCCCTGGAAACAGGCCTCACAAATATCGGATTTCACTACGAAATCTTGGATGTTGATAATATCACCGTTCACATTGCGCCAGTAATTTTGATACGAACGTTTCGCCTGGTTATATTTGTCGCTGTTGGGGTCGGATGCGTCGTTGTTTTTCGCCTTAATTTTAAAAAACGAATTGAGAACCACGGTGTTTTGGTTGTTGTCGCCCGTATTGATTTTCTTTTTCTCTTCGAAATAATCAAAAATGTATTTAGAGTTATCTAGTAAATACCGTTTCTTTTGCTGCTTTAGGTCTTTTATTTGGCGCTGTATGGCCAGGACTTTATCGCGAATTTCCATATAGGCGTCGATTTCGTGTTCTTTTAGGGTGGGGATTAGGGATTTTAGATGCTCTTTTTCTTTTAAAAGGGTGGGTATGGTGGTGGTTTCTATTTCATGGAAAGATTGGAGCATTTCGCTGTGTTTTTCATCGATTGTATTGTTTGTTTTGGGTTGAAGTTTTTTTTGGTTTTGATTCATTTATTGATAGTTTTTATTAATAAATGAAGTTGAGTTTTTATATGTGTTTTCGGCGATTAATGTTTGCGGTTTCTACGTTTAGTATTCTTTTTTTGATGGCGGGTTTTATGTTTTATAATTTTTACTTTGCGTTTTATGTTTTTTGATTTTTTTA